CTGACCACTGCACGCATCGGCTGGATTTTCCAGTAATGCCCACAGTCATCACAGTGTAGCCATTCCACTGTGGGCGTTACATCGGTGTCATCCAGCATAGTGCTGTTGTCTTTGGTGCGCAGTATGCAGGCTAGTGTTTTACCATCGTAGCCTACTAGCTTCGTGTACACTCGTACTTGTGCCTCGGAAGCTGCACTGCCACACTCTGGACACTCACAGGGGTGTAGTAAGGAACTACTCATATTCTCACCCCCTTTCGGTGTAGGCTCCCACTTGGAGGTTGTGTCAGGGGTAGTGTGGGAGTCTACTATCCCCTGCCTGTAGGTTCCTTGTCCTCAGTGTACCCTCCCAAGTGGTTGGATGTCACCGTCTGGACACAGTTACCCTATTTAGAAAATTCTATATAAAAAACAGTCGTATAAACATAGTGGTACCCCGCAGGGGAACAGTAGTGTGGTTTGGATTTACTTGGTTTCTACTGCCGGACGTATATCCTCGGTGATACCCGTATCGGCGTAGAATCCCATGCGGTCATCTTCAGGCGTGCCCACGTTATCCATGAAATCCCTGACCAGTCGCAGACCGTTGACTACTTCGAACTCCCGCAGTCTCTTACTGCGATGATTATCGACATAGTTCCCGTGAGTATCCACAACGGCTTTGTGGTGTAGGCTGACATAGATGTTTTTGTTGTCCGCATTCTGCGATACATCTATTGTCACGGCGATAAGTTTGTCGCCCACCACGTCTACCAGTTCGAGTAGTCCCACCTTCGTGGAGTTCCAGAGGCGATTGTACTGCGGTACTTTCCTCTCGCCCTTTGGCGTAACACTCCGGGTGAAAGCGGCTCTCTGTTCGGCCAGCGTCTTAGTGACAAAGCGCACGTTGGGTGTTGACATTACTGTCCCCCTGTGGTATGGAAAGAGCGTTCCCCTGCTGGGGTACACGGGGCCACTTCCCCGGTCAAGGCTAAGGCACTTGACTGTCTGCGTCACCTTTCTTGTGTCCGCCGACTGAAAATTACAAATGCATTCGACATGCCAAAAACGTAAATCCAATGGGATCAACGGGTTATGGATTTGGCACGATTTATGTTGGGGAATAATACCCACATTTCAGCCCTTCGTTGGGGAATTTCCCCCAGCGGCAGATTTTGGCACGAAACTTGCAGACCGGGCGCACTCGGGCGCACACGCCCATGAGCGCGGTCGATTCTTACGCGCGCGCACGAAGCAAGTACCATGCTAATAACCTGTTGATTCCACTAACGCGCGCAGGCACACGCACGCACCCGTACATGCGCGCAGGCGCACGGAAACTGGCATGAATCTTGCACATAGCGCGCGAATGCAAGAAGCGTGCCAATCTGACGCTTTACGCACGCGCACGCGCACTATGGAGGCACTAGCGCACACGCACGCGCTACCCCGCCCGTGGAAATCGCTCCCAAAGAAGAGGTTCGGGGGTATATTCTTGGCCTCCCCTAAAATCCGGGCCCATTTTCGTAACCAATCTCATGCTTTAGAGTACTCTTGCGCATAAGTGTTTTGTATATAGGTGCTTATACCTCTTATACCTCTTATACCTTCTGTATAATATATATAAGTGCTCTATAACCATTGTATTGTTGTGCTCTATAACCATTGTATTGTTGTGCTCTTAAAGATTTAGCTTGACAAGATATGTGCTCCAGGGTATCCTATTTGTGGGAGGTATAAGATGAAGGGATTGGTAGCATACACACATAACCAGGATGTACAGGTCGTACCCAAGGGAACAGACGACCCAGGGCTCTACATGTACAGGCTCATGTTCCTTGAATACATGGCTGACTATACCAATGACCGTTCCAAGGAAGGCCTGGAAACTCTGGCAGAGGTAATAGGAGTACCTTATGCCCAACTATCCAAATGGAAGTCTTCGACCTCCTTCCAGCACCTCCTGGCCCGTAGGGCAAAGGACAAATCTCTCGGGGGTACCGGCCTGGCTACTGCCTACGAGGTACTCAACCAGATTATCTCTGAACCAGGTATAGACATCGCTACCCGGAGAAAGGCGGCTACGGACCTTGCCAAGCTTTCCCTCAAACAGGACGAGATGTACCTGCGGTACAAGATGAGCAAGGACAAGGGTAAGCAACCTTCTTCCAAGAAGACCTTTGAAGAAGAAGTCATCGACGCGGAATGGACGGAGATAACTTGATAGACGTAGAACGCTCCATAAACGACAGACTGTACTACATCGAGAACTGTCTATGGATACGTACAAAAGAAGAGGCCCTCGTTCCCTTCAAGCTGAATCGACCCCAGCGCAGAGTGCACAATCTCGTGACCTCCCTTGAGGCGAGTAATCGCCCGATACGACTCATCTGCCTGAAAGCACGGCAGATGGGAATGAGCACTCTATTCGGGGGCCTCCTCTTTAAAAAAACGTCCACCAAGAGATTCGTCAACACAGCAGTCACCGCCCATAAGGACGACCCGGCTGTCAACCTGTTCGGGATGTACAGCCTCTTCTACAAGATGCTTCCCAACGAAGTACGGCCCATGAAGAAGTACTCCTCGAAGCGTGAGCTACTCTTTGAAAACCCCCGGCCGGACCCTACCAAGGGCGGTACAGACCTCGGACTACAAAGCAGGTTGTCTGTGTTCACCGGGGGCTCAGAAGACTTATCTCGTTCCAGGACTATCCACAACCTGCACTGGTCAGAGGTAGCCTTCACCAAGGGGGCCGAGGATGTGCATGGGGTTACACTGTCTGCCGTGCCCAAGCCGCCCGCCCCATCCATGGTATTCTACGAGTCCACAGCCAACGGCCCTAGCGGTCTGTTCCATGACCTCTTCTGGGAGTCGTGGGAAGGCAAGAACGATTGGACAGCGGTGTTTCTCCCGTGGCATCTGATGGAGGAATACGCACTTCCGGTAGATAATCACTTTGTACTGGACGAGGGGGAGGTAGCTTTAAAAGAGCTGTACGACCTTACGGACGAACAACTTGCCTGGCGGCGATACGTCCTCCTCAACGACTTCAGGGGCAACGAATCCAAATTCATGCAAGAATATCCGGCTTGCCCCGAGGAGGCGTTCCAGTCATCTATCAATGCGGTGTTCGACTTGGATGCCTTGAGAGAGATGGAGAACGATATCAAGGAGCCCATAGCCTACGCCTCCATCAAAGAGGAGGGGCTGCGGGAGTACAGGTCAGTACCCCCAAAGGATTCCGAAGGGGTGGTACGAGGCTACCTACACGTTTGGAACTGGCCCGCGAAGGGGACCAAGTACGTCATGTGCATCGACGCAGCGGGCGGAGGCTCTGACGGGGACTACCTGGTATGCCACATCCTGGGCCTCTTTGACGACCGCATCGAGCAGGTGGCTATGTACACAGACAAGATACACCCTTCCCAGTTTGCTGTGTACTGTGCCTGGCTGGGGTACGCGTACAACTACGCGCTGGCCTCGCCTGAGCGCAACGCGCACGGAGCAGCTGTGGTAGGGATGCTGCTTGACAAGGGATACTACAAGATGCACAGGGATGAAAGTGGGGAGTACGGAATCAATATCAACAGCGTAAACAAGTATGAGCTGGTGGGGATGCTGGCCAGGGTGATATGGCAGCGCAATCTGGTAATACATGACCGCACTACCCTTGTCTGCCTGCGCTCATATCAGGAGCGTAACAATAGGTTTTATGGGAAGATGGATGACTTTGTAGATGCACTACGAGTAGGCATTCCAGCTGCCCCAAAGGCGTACCTGTCTACGACCCAGCAGAAAGAAGCCCCCATTAAACACGAGGACTGGGATATTTCGCACTGGACAAACGAGGACATGGATGCGTATATTCAACGCAACGCGAGGAGGGCACTGTAATGGAGGGTTACACAGAAATAAAAACAATGCTACAAGAGGGCCTGGCAGCGCGCAAGAGCAAGGAGGCCAACTGGCAGAGGTGGACTAACGTGTACCGCTATGCCTCCACTACGTCCCCCGGATTGCATGACACGGATGAGCAGGTCCGTATCTACATGGTACGTACGTATGTACAGATATTGCTACCCTCTCTATATTTTAAGGACCCTTACGTGATAGTCAATCCGTTGCTTCTCGAAGATGAGGACGCGAAGGATTCCGCCGCCCGGATGGAGGCGGTGCTTAATTACTACCTCAGTACTCCGCATATCATGCGCATGAAAAGCAACGCACGGGCTGCAATCCTTGACGCCATAGTCAAGAACGAGGGATATATCGAGGACAAGTGGAGGTACGCCGAAGAAGAGGTACCGATGAAAGGGGAGGGCGATAGGCTCACGTTCGACACCCGCGTCATAGACTCTCCTTATGCCTTGCGGGTATCCCCCTGGGACATGGTGATTGACCCTTACTCCCTGGAGGAGATGGAGGGAGCGCGATGGATAGGCAGGCGTAAGTGGTTGCCATTAGCGGCAGTAAAGGCCAATAAGGCGTACAACGCGGGCGTCAGGGCAGGTATCAACGGGCCAGAGATGTACAACCCCAAGAAGGCTCTGTTCGGGGTACTTGCGTCCATGGGGCTCAAGGGCCTGAAAGACCGCACACAGAGAGGGATGGACACCGCGCTGGATGAGGACGTAGACGGCCTGATACAGGTGTGGGAGATATACGACCTGAAGTACAATCGCTTTATGGTCATCACTCCGAGTGCCGAGGGCTTTTTGGTGGACACCGATAACCCGTACGAGCACCTCACAAAGTTCCCCATCAAGCAGTTGACGTTCAATTACGACACGGATGCGGAACAGCCTGCTTCGATTATCGAACATATCATACCGCAGCAGCGTGAGCTGAACCACATCAACAGTAGGCAGCATGACGCTCTACGAAGGTTCTCTCGTATGATGGAAGTCGTACAGGGTACGCTGGTGGACGAGGAACGTGGCATG